GTTCACCCGGTGGACCGATTATTTTCAGAACCAGCTAGCCATCGAGGAAATATACGAACACCATGCAGAGATGGAAGTCCGAAAGCTGGAAGGGCTGTACCTCACACGCAATCGTCCTGAAAAGGCGAGCGAAGCGGTCACCTGGGTGCGGGCGCAGATGGAAACCGACCCCGAGATACGTTCCGCGAGGGACGCTCTCAAGCTGTACTACGCCAGGAGGAAGCTGAAGCAGATGCTCTTTGAGGGAGCCGAGCGCGACGCCGCTGTGGTCAGCCGGGAACTCACCCGGCGCACCGACACCAGGAACCCTGGCTACCGACGAGCAGACAGAGGAGCGCCATGATCAAGTGCGAAGGAAAATCCGAGAAGGGACCGTGCAAAAACAAGGCGGTGTACGTGGTGGCCGGCGAGCAGGTTTGCCCCATGCACCTCCAGACGGTCCTGAAGCATCAGTTAGCCCTGGCTGACTCGGTGACTGTGCGCCTGGTGGCGCACGATGCCTGACCTCATCAATCATCCTCCGCATTACGGCAGCCATCCCTCCGGGGTGGAGTGCATCACCATCAGTGAGTGCTACAACTTCAACGTCGGCAACGCCATCAAATACCTGTGGCGGGCGGGCCTCAAGGAGGGGGTCGACCCGGTGGAGGATCTCCGCAAGGCTGCCTGGTACGTCAACCGGGAGATCGAGAGACTGAGCCGTGAGGAAGCTAGGGCCGTACCCGATGTGGGAACCGGACGAGGGTCCACCCCACATGGTCATGTCGAGCATTGCGCTTCCCCCAACAGCGGACAGCGCTCATGAGCGGCTCATCAAGAGACACCTGGAGATCTGCCCCCAGTGCCAGGAATGGGCCGACGAACACGGGAACGAGTGGGCCAAATGGTTCTGGGTTGACTCTGACCTTTGACGAGTGGCTGACCTACGGGGTGGGCAAGGGATACTGCTCCGCGCCGGTCTGCAACACCCACGACGGCTTGCCGTCGAGTGAAGAGGAGGATGCACAATGGGAGGACGGGGGCGATCCCTGCGTGCCAGCGGTGAGGCTCTACGTTGACTGATCTCTACATCGGCATCGACCCTGGCTCCAAGAACTGCGCCATGGTGGTGTGGTCGCCGACCAGGGGCCTGATCGCCACCTGGAAGCCCAAGGGCACCATGCCCAAGGGGGTACTACGTCTGAGCCGGCTCATGGAGCAGATCGGCCAGGAGTTCCTCAAGCTGGCGCGCGACGACCTCCAGGGCTGCATCAAGATGATCGCCATGGAGGCGTACTCCATGGCCGAGAAGTACGGCCAGCACGCCTCCGGGGAGGTGGGGGCTGCCATCAAGCTGGCCGTCCTGTCCCAGTTCGACCCCCAGGATCGGCGGGCCTACCCCGTCCTGGTGGCTCCCCAGCAACTCAAGAAGTTCGTGGCCGGCAACGGCAACGCCCGCAAGGACATGATCCCCAAGGAGGTGCTGAAGCGATGGTCGGTCGACTTCGATGACCCCAACCTGGCTGAGGCATACGTCCTGGCCCGGATAGCTCACGCGGTCGACGTAGACCCGGAGGGCCTGACCCAGTTCCAGCGCGATGTGGTCTTGGCCCTGGACGGCAGGACCGAGTTCGACCCGAGCTACACCAGGCGACTGGTCAGGGTCGGAAGGTAGCCCCGCTCTAGGCTTTTGGGCATGGCAGATCAACGCAAGGTAGGACACAGCGCACGACGCCGCATGGGTGCTTCCTCCAGCCATCTTGGTCAGGCTGGCGGTCCAGGTGGCTTCTGGAGTCCTCCGTATGCCGGATCTCCTGGAGGAGAAGCCGCCATGTCGGCGGCAGAGTCAGCCGCTCAAGGGAACGTGCAGGTTCCCATAGCAGGAGGTCGCATTATGGGTAGTGGAGGACGTGCCAAGGGGGTGCCGGCGGAATATCCGACCGCACCTAAACCACCGCTGGGAGACAGCAGCCACTTCGTGGCCGGCGTCGCCGCCAGCGTCCAGGCTGAGCCGCACCCGGCTCGTACTCGCGGAGGCCCGGAACTGGCGAACAGCCGGCTCACCATCTCGCCTTCCATGAAGGTGCCCCAGGAGTCGCCCGTACCGACCCAGGGGGGAGGACGGCCCGTGCCCTCGACGTCCTCCCGCCAGGGCAGCTTCGGTGCCGGTCAGGCGGGGTCATATGCCGGGTGATCGCGGGGTCTTCCAAGGCCCCGCCCCCATGAACACCGGCCAGGGCGCGGGAGGCTACGAGTACGCCGATCACGTCCTCAAGGAACCGCACGGTCCCACCTATGACATGGTGGTCTCGGAAAAGGACGCCTCCAAGAGGGATCCCCAGGACGCCCATTTTCTGGGGCAGTTGATGCCGGTGGCCCACTCCCGCTCCGACGAGGTGCGCTCCTTCTTCGACGCCACCAGCATCACGGGGTAACCCATGCCCAGGGGCGTCTTCACCCCGTTCCAGTTCCTGCCCCCATACAACATGGGGGCACCGGGCAATGCCAACACTGCCGGCGGCGGTGGCGGCATTGGCCCCTTCTTCCGCGACGCTCTGGACGCTCGTCGGTCTGCCTACAACCAGACGCCAGAAGCGATGTACCCGGACGGGTACCTGGGGACGATCAACACCCGCCGGCAGGACCGGCTTCTTGACAGTCTGAAGACCCGAGCCAACCAGCGGTCTTATGTCAGAGGAGTACACAAGGGCGAGCGCATCGACCCGAGCGACTACCTGTGGCCGGGGCAGCTACAGCCCATGGACGGGATCATGCGTCAGGGCCGAGAGGCCGTGCCCTTCGACACCATGGTGCTGAATCCGCGCCACGCTCCCCGGCTCGATCTCGTGCCTCAGTACAGCCCGCGTCAGGAAGCAATGATGGGCGCTGACGCCGGCATTGGACGCTCCAACCAGCTACGCAAGCTCGCACCCCCCTGGAGGTAAACGATGGCACTCGGTGAAGGCTGGGAGTTCCACCCACTGGGGGATCAAGGGTTCGGGCCAACAGCAGCAGCGCCATCTGCACCAGCAGGGGGCGGGGACCAGGCCCCGCCGCTACACCCTCTGACCGGCCAGCCGAGTTCCATGCCAACGGTTGGACCGACCAGCAAGGTTGGCCCCGGCATGTACAAGGGCACCCAGTTCAAATCCAGTGGCCTGGGCCGGTACCTCAACCGCAACGCCAACGGCATGCAGTTCAACACCCCGGCCATCAAGCAGTCTGTCGGCAACCTCATCCAGATGCACGACGACGCCAAGTACTACCGCACTCACGGTATGGGAGCGGCGCTACGCACCGTCACGGGCCTGCCCCAGTTGCCATCCCATAGGAACGACGAGATCAACTCCAGGTTCCGCAAGAACACCGCCAGTGTGCAGGGAGAGAACCCCGGCTACGTCGAAGCCAACGTCGCCACCAGGGCTGCTCACCCCAGCGCCGATCCCAACGACCTGATCTTCTGATGGCGAACTTTGACGAGTTCTTCCCCTTCGATCCGGGCTACGGGGCCTCTGCCAACGCGGCCCGGTGGCGCAAGATGGCCCAGCTATGGATGGCGGATGGTGTCCTCGCCAACTACCTGAACCAGATGAACGCCACCATCGCTGGCAGCACGGTCACGGTGCAGAGCGGCGCGGTGTTCATCCATGGCTACTACGCCGAGCTACAGAACAGTCAGAACTTCACAGTGGGCACCAACGGCACCATCGTGGCCCAGGTCAACTATGCCAATGAGGTCGTGGCCCTGGTCTACCGGGACACCATCGTGGACTACGGCGGTGGTGGGTTTCAGCAGGACAACAACGTCTGGGAGATCCCCATCTGGGGTGTCTCCGGGGGCACCACACTGCTCGATCTGCGGAACCTGATCAATCCAGCAACGGGCCTGCGCTGGTTCGCCAACCAGGCCGGCTCGACACCTGTCGCTTCTAGCCAGACTCTCCAGAACAGCTTCGGACTGGCCCGTATCCCCTACGCGGCCCAGGGCTTTCTACATGGCACCCTGCTGTTGCAGTTCTCGGACATGAGCCAGGCCCAGAGCGCCATCTGCCAGATGACCTACCAGTGGGGCCAAGGGGACCAGCAGACCAGCCCCTCCATCACGCCGGCCAACAGCGCCAGCTTCAACAGCGGTGCCAGCCTCTCAATACCGGTCGCCCTGACCGGCGTCATACCGGTGACTCAAGGAAAGAAGACCTTCGGATGGAGAGTGACAGCGGGGACGGGACCGGGGATCACGGTGTCACAGATGACACTGAGCCTGTGGACGGGGGGCAGACCTCCGGTGGTGTAGTCACCTACGAGATCAATGACGAAGGCAAGCTCGTGAATACCCAGAGCGGGGAGGAATACCCTCCTGGACCGGATCTATCGCCACATGAAGAGACCATGCCCGCATGGCTATGGGAACAGCACCACACCCCACCACCCCAGGAAGTTGAACCGTGACCCTGCTCGACACCTTCTTCCCTTTCGATACCGGGCCTGGTGCCACCGCTACGCCAGCCAACTGGCGACAGATGGCGCGACTGTTCTACGGCACCGGGGTGGTCCCCGGTAACCAGAACCAGCTAGCTGCCAGCATCTCCGCTGGCACCGTGACCATCCAGCCAGGAGCGGTCTGGGTCGACGGGTTCTACGGACAGAGCAATGTCAACAAGACCGTCACCGGAGTCAGTGCGGGCCTGATCGTGGCCCGTATGGATCTGACCCAGCGCCAGATCTACTTCCTCTATCTGCCTGGCACCAGCACTCCTGGACAGAACCCCCTGGCGACGACGTACGACGTCCCGCTCTATCAGGTCACCTCCGCTTCAGCCATGACCGACGTGCGTCAGTTCTGCCAGGCCGATCCCCAGAAGATCGCCCGTGGCCGGATGCATCGGCAGGCCGCGTACGGTACCAGTACTGCGGTCCTGAACTACGGCTTTGACGTCATTGACTACGGGACCAACTGGAGCGGCTATACCTTCGTCTGCCCTTATGCCGCCGACTACGTCTGCATGTCTCAGATCGGATTTGCCTCCACTGCCGCCGGCCAGTGGTACAACATGCGGCTTATCCACAACAGCACTCTGGTGGCCTGGAATGGTACCTCCAACGCCACTGTAGCTGGTGCTTACATGATGAGCCAGGTACAGGACGTCGTCCCCTGCAAACAGGGTGACACCCTCTACATCCAGCACAACTGCTCCACCAATGGATGCAACGGAGTGGTGGGTACCTACTACGCCTGGTTCAGTGTGAGGGCCATGCCATGACCTTCGTCCTGCCAGCTAACTTTCGCCAGCTTCCTCCTGTTTGGGAGATGGCTCAGCCCTTCCGGGTCGACAATACCGGAGCCATCGCCTTTGACCTTGATCCCGAACGCTGGGCCATCAACCACATCCTAGCGATCCTGCTAACCAATCCCGGAGAGCGGGTTATGCGACCCAGCTATGGCGTCGGTATCTACCGCTACGTGTGGGAGAACGACGACCCACTAGAAGAACAACACATGATCGCGGCGATCAACTCTCAGGTCGCCACCTATGAGCCGAACATCACCCTTACCAAGGTTGAGTTCACTCGTCCGTTCCACCCCAACTACACCGGGGTGGTGCAGCTAGAGATCTCCTTTACGGTGGGGAACTCGCCCACCACCTACACCTTCGACGTCGCTCTTAACGGTAGCCAGGTGGAGATCACCGCATGAGCATCGCACCAGTCTCACTGGGCACTATCGCTGATGTCATTCCGACCAGCGTCACCGTCCCGCCCATCGACTACACCAGTCGGGACTACACCAGCTTGGTCAATGATCTGCTGACCCTGATCCCGAGCTATCTACCCGAGTGGACTGACAGAAGTCCTGGCGACTTCGGCATCATTCTCCTGGAACTTTTTGCCTACGTCGGGGACGTCATCTCGTTCTATACCGACCGGATTGCCAACGAGGCGTTCATCGGTACGGCTCAGCAGCGCTCCTCGATCCTCAACATCGCCACCCTGTTGGACTACACGCCTCACGGCAACGTGGCAGCCACGGTGGGCGATGTAACCCACCCCCTGACCGGGGGCCTCCAGTTCACCATCGCCAACGGGACCGGTCCTGCTCCCACTCCGGTCTTGATCCCCCAGGGCACCCAGGTATCGACCCTGCTCATCGGCACCCCCATCATCTTTGAGACCGTCGCGGACCTGTGGATCTACGGCGACTCCGTCACCACCACCATCAACGCCACCGGCACTGGACAGGCAAATCAGCAGTACTACCTGGGAGATACCACCGGGACCATCCCCTGGCCCACCTACAACTTCACCGGAGGCAGTGGCAACCAGTCGGTGACGGTGGGCGGTACGACCTGGACCCTGGCTCCCAGCAACAGCTTCGTCGGTGTGCCGGCCACGGGCGCGGCGTCGCAGGTCTACACCATCGTCAACGGCAACACGATGCTGTTCGGCAACGGCACCAACGGTCAGAACCCGGCCAACGCCGCTGCTATCGTGATCACCTACCAGCCAGCGGCTCCCAGCAACTACACAGGGCTGGTCGCGGCCAGGCACGGCCAGTCAACCCTGGGGGAGAACATCGGGGTTTCCGCCGGCATCGAGAACCAGGCGTACAGCCTGTTCAACACCCCGGTGGTGGATGGGACCGTCAAGGTCTACGTCGATGAGGGCGCTGGCCCGAATATGTGGACGTACCACCAACGCATCATCGACGCCTTCTCCTCAGAGGCTGCGTACACGCTCTCCGTTGATGCCAATGGCGTCGTCACAGTCGTCTTCGGGGATGACCTGACCGGGCGCATACCGGCTCCTGGAGCGGTCATCACAGCCGACTACATGGTGGGTGGTGGGGCCATTGGCAACGTGGCTCCGAACTCGCTGACCCAGCTACAGAGTGCCCTGTCCCAGGTCAGCGCGGTCAACAACGCCGCAGGTGCTTCAGGTGGTGCGGACGCCGAGACCCTCGATCACATCCGTATCCACGCACCTTTGTCGATCACAGCCATCAATCGCGCTGTGACCCTCGATGACTATGCCGCCCTGGTGCTGAACAATCCCAGCATCGCTAAGGCTTCCGCCATATCCACGGCCTACAACGCGGTAAACATCTATGTCCACCCGGCAGGCAGCTTCATCGCCTCTCCTCAGCCCTCTGTGCCAGCAGGACAGCCACCCGGCTACAACTTGATCAACCGGGTCAATGCCATAGCCCCCTTGCTCACTAACTCGGCCATGACCGGCTACATGGACAACAAGAAGATGGTGGGGACGTCGATTGTAATATCGGCACCTCAATACAACCTCAACGGGGTACTCCAGGCTGGCTACGTCCCGGTCAACGTAACCGCCAACGTGCAGGTACTGCCCCAGTACCACACCACTGCTGTGCAGGCAGCAGCCGTGGCAGCGATACAGAACCTCTTTCTGTTCTCGGTGGTGGACTTCGGCTCCAGGATCACCCTATCGAGCGTCTACCACACCCTCATGCAAGTGGAGGGAGTGGACTACGCCAACGTCACCGTACTGGCTCGTAACGAAGCCACCCAGAGTGCCGCCGACGTCATCTGTGCCGCCTACGAGATCCCCCAGGCGTATCTGGTGAACGTGTCGGCACAAGGAGGCGTGAACTACTGATGGCTGCGACCTTTCCTGCCGCGATCAAGGTCTTCTCGGTCTTCCACGACTACACCGACATCATCTGGGCGCTCTCGATCAACGAGTGCCATGACGAGATCGTGGCCCTGGAGTCAGTGGTAGGGACCAACCCCTTCAACGGCACGCCCTACACAAACGTGGGTGGGGCCATCCAGGATCTCTACCTCTCCAAGGCCCCCGCCAGCCATAGCCACGTCCACCGCAGTCTCGGAGAGGACAACCAGGGCAACGACCACCCGCAGTACATGCAGAACAACGGGTATCCCGGCTTCAGCCGGCCCGTGGCTGGCGTGGCCGGAAGCGCACCGGCTGACCTCGTGCCCCTCAGTCAGCTACAGAGCTTCGGCTACCTGAACAGCGTCCAGGTGCAGGGCATGGTCAATGCCTCCACCGCGTCCCTCATGGCCGGGGCGCATGGGGGCACTCCTCTACTCGGTGCATCGTCCTCCACCGCCTGGCGGATAACCGGGGGCCTCTTCTCAGGCTGCACCGATGGCAATGGCCGGGTGACGGTGCCTTTCGGTCTGACCTACAGCCAAGTCGTCCAATCGGTCCAGATCACCAAGCTGCCCCCACAGGGGTCTGGGGGCTGCCCGCCCTACAACTGGATCGAGTCACAACAGACCCTGGTGGGCGTGTCCGGGAACTCGGCCACGGTCCAGTTCTCTCACGACTACTCCTGGCAACCCAACATGTGGGTGTCCTTCACCTGGATCGCGATGGGGATCTGATGCCAACCCCACCCCCCGTTCCCGCCACTCAGCGTTACCCCATCCAGATCCGGGACTTCGTCACCTACCAGAACCAGCCCCAGGACGGCACCAAGTTCTGGGTGGCGCAGAACACAGACGGCACGACCACCACGACCGACTTGACCCTGGACGCCGCCACGGTCACCAGGGATCTCCACACCGAGATCGTCAGCCTGGAGCAAACCATCGGTCAAAAGCCCTTCTTGTGCCCGAGTACCAACACCGTGGGCGGCTCGATCCGATGGCTCTATAGCAACAAGTCTGATGCCACCCACGGCCACCTCCACCGCACATCGACATCACTGGGAGCCGACGACCATCCCCAGTACATGCGAGTAGACGGGACCAGGAAGTTCACCGCACCAGTAACGGCTCCTGGAGCGGCGAATGGTAACGATCTCATCAACCTGAGCCAGGCCAGGACCGCCGGCCTTAACTCCTCCCAGGTACAGGGCATCATCAACTCCACCCTGGCGGCACAGAAGTTCGTGTCTGGCGAGGCCAATCTCACCGGGCCAGATGGCCGGCGCTGGAAGATGGCCGGCGGCGTAGCTCAGGGCTATACCGACATCAACGGCAACCTGTGGGTCGATCTCACGCCGGCTCGTTTCGCTCAGATCCGCAGCTTCATCTACATGAAGATGCCCTTCCCTGGTGGCTCCATGCTGGGCTGGTACGCCTATCAGTACATGGAGGATCAACTCATCCTCCAGGGCCTTAGCGTCCAGGGGGCCTTGATCCAGTTCATCGAGGACATCCGGGTGGACCGCCAGGCCCTCGTGTGCATGTGCTGGATGGCACTGGGGATCTGATGGCCGTCTACGGGATCGACTTCTATGGCGTCGGTCACTTCGGGCTGGATCCGGCCACTGTCAGGCCCGACTTCTCGGTAGCCCCCTTCACCTCCACCCCCCTCGACTACGCCACCCTCCATCTCCGCTGGCAGGTACCTCCGTCCGCTGACTGCGCCTTCCTGCGCCTGGTACGGAACCCCAGGAACCTGCCCATGGACGAGAACGACGGCTTCCAGGTCTTTGACGTCAGTGACCTCGCGGACAATCCGCCTTCGGCCCCGTCCAATGTCTTCGGTGACCCCAACGACTCCATCGTGGTCGACAGCATGCACCACATCACCGACCGGTACCTGTCGTCGGGCTTCCAGTACTACACCATGTTCGGCTGGTCGGCGTCGCAGTCGATATGGGTGCGCTGCACCGATCTGATCGCCCTGGTGCCGCTCCCCTGGGGCTATGGGACGCGGCTCTACAACCTCCTGCCCATGTGCTATCGGGACCAGGACGTGGTCTTGGTTGACCCCTATAACCCCTGGCCGGTGGACTCCCCGAATCCGCCCCTACAGCGCTATCTCCAGTTGATTGGCTTCCAGTTCGACTTCCTCCGCACCGAGCTTGAGTCACTGATGTCGATCAATGACGCCATGAACTGCTCCGGGGCGCTATTGCCCCTGATGATGCAGCAGTTCGGCCTGGTGCATGAGCCTGAGATGGGCATGCAGCAGGAGCGCATGCTGGTGGAGAACGCCATCCACCTCTACAAGCTCAAGGGCAGCCCTCAGGGCATCACCGAGTTCGTCACCACCCTCACGAGCTTTCCGACCACCCAGCTTGTCCATCACGGCTACAACGAACTGCTGATCCGCGACGACGGGGTCATGGCGAACAGCGTGGGCACCTGGCAGAACTGGCCTCCAGTCGGCAGCGGCTTCCCGGCCATCGCAGGCGCGGCTGCTGGGCAGACCTTCGTCCAGGAAGCCACCGTCCCTGGCAACCCGCTGACGATCTATCCCACCAACTTCCCCACACTCCAGCCGCCCTATACCAACAGCGGCATGAGGATCCAGGCCACCGGAGGCGGCGATCTCTACGCCACCACGGCCAAGATCCCCGTCACCGACTTCCTCTCCTCGACATACAGTCAGGGGCACATCACCTTCACTGTCCAGATGTACTCGACGGTGGCTCGCACAGTGGCGCTATCCCTGTGGGGCGATCCCGGTACTGGTACGCCCTACCAGATCGTGGCCCCCACCAACTTCACCGAGACCGCCAACGCCTGGACCCAAATGACCATCACGGGCACGATCAACCCCTACCGGGGTACTACCCCCGGCAATCCGTATCCTCAAGGGCCAGCCGACTACCTATGGATCTACCCCCGCATCCGCGTCCAGGGAGTCGCTGCCAACGAACAGCACCACATCACCCTGGTAGCGGTGTGGCCCTGCATTCCGGCCAAGGTGGGCGTCGACACCCCGGTCTACGACTACCCGCGTGATACCAAGATCCTGGTGCAGCCCACGGCGTCGAACCTGCTGTCAAACACCCTGACCAGCTTCACCCGCACCGACCCCAACACCGGCAATCCGGTGCGGATCGGCTTCGACGGCCTGACCAGCGCCATCGACCCCCACCAGTCCACCTCCAACCTGACCTGCACGTTGGGCTACCGGCCCCAGGCCATCGAGGATCCCACCGAGACCATACCGGTGAACGGCGTCGCTGCCCTCCAGGTCGCCACCACCTCGCCAGGAGCCACGGTGTGGTTCGGCACAGTGAACTCGTGGTCAGCACCCGCGCCTACCCCATCGGGCTGGTTCTCCACCACGACCAACTGGTTCCCTGGCGGCACACGAGGGCCGCTGCCCAGGCCCTGGACTGACCCTGTCCTGTCCTGGTTCGTGGTGAACCAGAACTGGTTTGGTGTGGGCAGCGACTGGATCAGCGGTGTGTGGTTCGGCATGCCGGCGCAGCCGGCCATGAACGGCAACCTCAACCCCTTCCAAGTGCAAGCCGGCCAGCCCTTCAACTTCAGCGTCTACGCCCAGTACCTGACAGTGCAGGATCCCTCAAATGCCTTGATGCAGTTGGGTTTTCGCTGGTACTACCCCGATGGGACATACGTCGAGGTGACCAACCAGCAGATGATCACTTTGCAATATCTGCGCTACAGCATTGCCCCAAGTGGTGGCGTATTTTCTATGGGAGAGCCGCCTGCCCAGGCTGTGACGGGTACCCTGCCCACCACCATGTACCCCTTCGTGCGCTTCCCCTATGCTCAGCTAGCCCGGTTCCTGCTGAACTCGGCCATGCTGACGCCAGCAGACCCCACCGTCACCTGGCCCCCGCCATATATGGACGCCAGTTCTCAGTCCCAATCATCGGGGGATTTTGTGCTGGACCCGGTCAGCAACGCCAGCTACCAGTACCCGCGACGCACGCCCAGGATCGCCCGCCTGAACGAGCAGATGTACCGTTGGCTGCCCATGGGAAGCACGTACAGCATCACCTACGCCTCTGGAGCCGTCACACCGCCACTCGATCCGACGCAGTGGCCGTAGACCTGGGCTTTGCCCTGCTCATCGGCCTTGGGGCCACCCGACTCACCGAGCTATGGAAGGAGGTGATGCTACGCCTGGGCATCCTGCGCCAGGCGGCGTGGTGGAAGGCCAGCATCAACCTCCTGATCTGTGTCCTGCTGTCTCTGCTTGTCCTGCACCGTCCCTGGGAGACCCGTGTGCTGATCGCGGTGGGAGCCTCCGGGGTGTCCATGCTCGTACACGCGACCGACACCACCCTGCGGCATCACCGGGACAGGGTGGTGTCTGAGGTACTACAGCGGGGTCGTAGGAGGTAAGTGCTGGACTTGTAGTACCCCAACCTGTATCGTCACAACCAACTACCTCCTTCCAGCCCGGAGTTAGTGCGGTAGCGAGGCCCTCCCACTCCATGGGGAGGGCCTCTGCTTTCCCCGGAGGAAATCCCCCAGGGCCTGCACGGGACCGACTGTCGGTGTAAGGGTGGTCTGGGCGGAAACCTGGATCTGTGAAGGAGGCATAGTGCCACGAGGTAAACCACCGGAAGGAATCACGATTGGGTTTCTGGGTACTGGGGAGATGGAGGCCGATCCGGCCACCGATCTGATCGAGGAGTTCCTCAACGAGTCGATCAAGCCAGATGAGCCGGCGAAGTTCATCTTCCCCCTGACCCAGGACGAGTTCAGCGACAGCCTGGCGGGCCTGGCCGACATGGCCCGCAAGTCGAAGATCCGCTACGAGGTGATCACCAACGCGGAGGACAAGAAGCGACGGGCCTTCACCCAGATCGCCTCGTCGTCAGCCCACCAATGGATGGCAACCGACGTCTTCACCCAGATGGAGACCCTCCTGGTGGAGGCCCCCAGGTCGGTGTTGTTCGTCCTGTGGGACGAGAAGCGTGATGACGAGCTTCTGGGCATCGTGGGCAAGTTCATCGACGCCGAGATCCAGGTCTTGGATCTGACCAACAACCTGGCGGTCGTGGGCGTCGAGGGTGAGACCGAAGAGACCTCTGACGGGGAGCCTGACGAGGAAGAGGCCGGCGAGGAGCCTGACCTCGACGTCGAGGCCGAAGCTGCGGACGTGGACGAGGCTGAGGAGCCTGGTGACGCCGAAGCCGTCTTCTACACCCGTGCCCAGATGGAGAAGATGAGCCATGCCGACGTCAAGGCCATCGCCGTGGGAATGGATCTCCCGCCCCGCAAGGAACGGGAGAAGATGATCGTGGCGATCCTGGAGAAGCAGGGCACCCCTGAGGCTCCCGTAGAGGCCCCTGTGCGGTCCCAGGCGGTCACAGTCGGTCCTGTGGACGATCATGCCCCCATGATCGACCTGAACGGCCTGAGGGACATCCTGGATGAGTTCGGCTCCCGGTTCTTCATGGGCCTGGACGAATGGCTCACCAAGTTCTCCACGGCGGCTGAGGGCTTCGCTTTCAACACCACCCCGGAGAAGCCGATGGACACAGAGGAGGAGCCTGAGGAGGCCCCCAGGGTTCGCCGCCTGAGCCGTACGCCCCGCGCCGGATGACCCGCCGGCTGGCTCGTAGCCAGGATCCTGAACCGGAACCCGAGCCAGAGCTACCGGAAGAAGCTGACCCCCCGCTGCTCTACAGCGCCGAAGGTGCCGCCCGGATCCTGGGCGACATCTCCAAAGCCATGGTGTATAGGTATGTCCAGCGCGGTGAGCTTCACCCCACCAAGCTGGGCAGCCGCACCATGTTCACCAGGGAGGAACTTGAGCGCTTCGTCAAGGCCCTGGTGGAGAAGTGATCACCCGGATGGAATCACCCTCCTGGAGGCTCAGCCATCTCTCCTGAGAGAGGCTTTCCTGGACGATGTACCAACCCTCACTGGTGATGGCCCTGATGCGCCCTGAGCCGATGTAGCTCTGCCCGGATCGACCACCGGGGGCAGTGTGGTACTCGACGTAGTCCCCCACCTGGAGGTTCGGTACGGGATCGATCTCCAGCCGCTCCTCGACAGGTTCCACGGCCTCTCCCTGGATCGCCTCCCAGACCTGTGGGGGAGTGATCTCAGAGGTAACGACCAGGGAGAGGCCGTGCGACTCCAACCAGTGCTTGAGACCTGGGGGCGGATCGAGGTGATCGAGGAGATCCGCCCCCATCACCTCCAGGGCGTCCATGATGGCCTCACCCATGGTCTCTACCTGGCCCGAGAGAAGATCCTCCCCGGCGTAGGTCTCCAGGATGGTGCAGATGATGTTGAAGGTCTCCTCGCGGTTCACCGGGTCATGGCCTTGTAGAACAGGTACCCGGCAACGCAGATCAGCACCAACACGGCCAGCATCATGTGAGTGCCGGCAGGCTCCCTCGATGGACGTTGGCCGTCCTGAGGAAGTGATCCTCGTCGTGGCGGATCTCGATCATCTGCATGAGCCAGGCGTCGCCCTCAGGCAGTAGCTC